GGGGTACACACCAGCCCCCGCCACCAACAAAGCCGCCAAGTTGTTGGGTGCCACCCACCTTTCTCTTACGACACCCGCCTTGGGGGTGGGTAGGTAACCGCCGGCCATCGAGCACAGTATCAACCCGGGACAGGCATTCTGTATACGAGGCCTCTCATTTGGCCATGATGTGGCTAAATCCCTGCCACATCCGTTACACGGCGGTTGTCTCAAGCCTTAACGCCTTACAACAGGAGGGACCCAACTCCTCGGACAATGCTGGCATACGCGGGCAAATTGTCACGCACATGCCCCGCAAAAGCCCGTGCTTTCTTCAGGACCCAACCATAAATGTCACTCATGTGGAGAGGATTCTCATAGAACCAATCAGGGACAGCGTTGATCTCCGTGCGTGCCGCAGGCAACAGTCCAAATGGCGATTCGGCCACCCCTGTTGCATACCGCTGCACCTGCGTCTTGAACTCCACTGTAGCACAAAGTGACAATGTGTAGGTGTTTGGGGTCGTCCCAGCACCAGGGCATGTCACCTGAATGAAGTGGTAGAAGTCGTTGTAATCGATGTCAAAGGACATAAAATTGGTCCGCTCCCCAGTCACGCATTGGCGAAACGCTTCAGCGTAACTGGAGAATTCCTTAAAGGTATAGACACCCATTGCAGCGTCTCCAGTGTACTTCGAGGACTGAGCTACATCCGCGGGCACAAGAACCATGGGGTCCTTCCCAACGATTCTTGCAGCGAGGACGGTTCCTTGACGGGAATTCAATGAAGTGGTGTTAGTGCAAAGCAAAGTTGCCGCATTCACACGACAGTCTTGAATCATGTTGACATCACCATTTGATTGTGAGTCAAAATCAGTCAAAGCGAGATGCCGCCAACCTGAGGTTTGGACGCAATTGAGATTCATGGAAAATCCAGTATTCAACTGAGTTGTGCCTGAGGTGACGGCCAAGGTCGCGATGACCACCCGACAGTAACCAGCTGGGGCCGTATTGGTGAACGACGACCCAGTGATGGCACCTGCTGTCACTGTATATGTCAACATGACAGGAGGGCTATCAGCAGCATTCGGTCCTGAGTACATGTAATACTCCAAATTAAATGTGCCAGTCCAGGTGCCCCAAGAGGCACCCAGAGACAGTGTGTCATTATTGTTCATGAAAATGTATGGGGAATATCCTCTCATCCCAATTGCCAGCTGTGAGCCGTGAGGACCCGTTCCAGAGGCCCCCACCAAGGTCCATGTAGCTGACAAATTGTAGTTCCCAACTGGAAAATTGTTGGTTGGTGAAATGACCCATGAGCCCGAAGGCGATGAGCCCTCACCAAACCCGGCAAAGTACAGGTTGTAAGTGCCAGTGACTATGGTGGAGTACATCACCAAGTACCGGCCCACTTGACCGTACAATGCAAAAAGCAAATCGCCAGAATTCCAATTGGGTGGAGTGGCTGAGGAGTTTGTCACAGTGTATTGATCCTTCACCGTGACAACTCCTGTCCTCGGTCCATCCTGGGTTGGCAAGCGTACGCCCTGGTACATGTCGGGCATTGCGATTGCCAACGCGAGGGCATTCATTGATGGATATGCCCTCTTCACGGATGCTTTCGCGAACCGAGAGTTTTCATTTACAATGGTCCGCTCCCGTTGTTGGCGTCTAGACTTGCGGCGTTGCCTTTGACGGCGCCGTTTGGCCTGCTTTGATGGGGCATTCGACGTCTTTTGTTGAGTGCGCTCCATGGATGGAGATCAAATGTTCTGACGCTCAGCTGGGTCCGCCAGATCATACTCTATGACGGACTCTGCCCAAGGATCACTCACAAGGGCACTGCTCGCCTTGGGTAACGCCTGAATCAACTGAATGAGGGATTCAGGCGGCATTCCCAGGCAATATCTATTGTGGAAAAATTCGGGCCAACACAACTTGACAGGATGGACATCCTGTGCTGGTGGTCGAGCCCAGAAGAATGGCTTATCCTCAGGGACTGCCATGTGGTGCTGCAAATATGACGCCATGAACCTCAGGCTTTGGAACCTGGGGTAGAAGCCTTCAGCCACTTGTCGGATGTAGCTGGCCTGCCTCCGAGGGGGCACGACCCGCCACGTCCAAAAGAGCTTGGTCAGCAAGCGCCCAATCATGGGCAGCATTGCATAACCACCGGCCTCATCCGGCACAAAGGTACATCCGAGAAAATCCGACTGTTCAGGCCGGCCCACGTACATGCCTTTCGCCTTCCACCCACACTTGGCTTGTAACTGGGCCATTTGTTCAAGGGGGGGAACAACTCCACCCATTATGACCCAAAGGTCATCCCCAAATGCAAACCCAATAATGTGGGTGACCCCCGTTCCATACAGACACCGGACGAACGTGTCAATCCGCCGGCACGTCTGTCCTGATGACGTGTCCTGTGCGCCACTCTGCACCGTGGCTTCTCCCTTATAGAAAACCGTCGACTCCTGGGCTGTAATCGTTCCTTTAAAGAGATGACTTGCCCGTGAGTGCATTGCCAAAAGCGGATCAAGGGCAGAATACAACTCATAGTGGGGTTGTAGGTGAGCGTTCTGCACTGAACCATCCATGTTTGTCAAGTCATCAACAAAGATGGTCCGTGCAGCTTGAGGGTACTCCTCAAGCCACGCTGACACCTGCTTCGCTATGGCCTCATGGTTCAAACCACAGGCCGAGCGCAAATCGACTTTCGTTCCGAAATACACTCGCGGAATATGAGTCCACTCCACCAAAGCCGCCGTAAATGCCCGATATTGGTCCGCAAATTCATAATTATCCCGCAGCCTCACGAAAGCCTGTATCAAACGGGCTTTCTTTGGCCAAGTCAACACCACTTCAGTCTTGATGTGGGCCTTGACCCGTGAATAGTTGGGGAAATCCATGGCAATGCTCTCCTCCACTTGGCGTTGTTTCACCAGGGTCTTCCCGGTGCGCCACGAGCCCTGTCTGAGCGCCTGGTCGTAATACGCTCCCATCTCACGTGCCACACATGTCGAATAAATATATGGCGGATTGGGTAACGCCTCTATAGGGTGGTGGAATGCAGCCAAATGCCTGGTTGCCAAGGCATTCACTGCATTCGACACACAATTTGCGAGGACATATGCTGGTCGGAATGCTATTCCGAGCAGTTTTGCCCCGCGCCGCGTTTCCTGCGTCAAGCAAGAACACTTCCTGGGTCCGCTGACCCAAACCCGAGCAGCAGGCTGCATCCCAGTACAATCAGTGGGACCCAGGCATATAGCTGGAATCGAAGGTGGTGTAGCAAATACGACAGTTTGCGCCACAACCATCTCCCTATCCCGCCATGCCTGGTCTCCACCTCGCGGCAGTTTAACTGTCGGGCACGCGCCAATGCGGCCTTCACGGTATCCTGGGTGATTGAGGTGCTATAATCGTACCTCCGCAATGCTGCCGCCATCACCCTTGCCTCTGTCACTGGCGTATCGCCTCCTAACAGAAACATACCCACCAGTGTCGTAAACGCCACTGGCGCCACCCGGCACGTTCCGAACAGCTGTGGGACCAACTCAACCGGCGGCCCCACCCTCACACTCAACACATCGGCAATTGGATCCCGTTGCGGATCCGCCAATGCTCTCTTGTGGGTAACCACCACTGTCGTCCTCGTCATCGGACCTGGCCTGCCTGTTGGGGTCGTCAGCCATCTCGCCATGAAAATGGCAAAGACAAACCCTATCGTTACCACTACCGGATATGCCAGAACCCACCGTGTCCATCTGACTGGTTCAATCTGCGCGAGCGTCATTGTCATGTACCATTCGAACAAATACGTCCCCAGCGGCCAGTCTCGCAACCAGCCCCATTGCTGAAACGCCAATGCTGTCACGGTCTTGACATCGTGCAAGTAGGTGAGGTACGCTGCAGTGTCCTTCACCACCTTCATGCACGTCAGTCCAAGCAAAAAGAGATACGTCGCCAAAAACGCCACCATCAGCAACGGTCCCCACCATTTCCTTGTTGCCCTGTCCAAAGCCTGCGTCACATCTGAAATATGGCGGCCACCGGCACCAAGCCAACTCATTCGATCATGAGTGTATATGGTACCGGCAGGCCCCAAGGGAATGAATTTGACCAAACCCTCCCCATAGATGACCCTCCTCATCCTTGACTGAACTCGCTCCCTCCACGTGAACAGCCCAGGCTCCGTTTCAGGTGATACCCAGACATATTCCGGTGCATCTTTTGGAATTTGGGAGCCTTCTTCAGGCCTATGCACCACTGCATGTATCGTGGTCTCCCCACATGCCCGGTGCAACCAGCTGAAATCATCTTCATTCAGATAGTATAAGCTATGGACGGCAATCAAGAACGGCTGCTTGTACTCATCCCGCTGCAGACAAGTGCATTCACTGCACTTGTGATAGCAGACGTTCACTTTGTTCGGCACTGGGCTATCAGAATCCTTTTCCAGAACATTGATGAACCCCTCATGCTCCTTGATCGCTTCTCTGCGATCAAGATCAGTTACGTCCACACATGGGAACATTACATGCACATAGCCAGTGTTCTCAGTGTGCCTTTTCAGAAAACTCACTCCCGCAAGGATGCCTGACTTGGCACCCCCAATATCCATGAGTGCAGGTCGGTTGGGTCCGGCGGTGCTCTCTCCCATGGTTCTACGCCACTGTCCATACAACGCTGCATACGCGTCTCGTCGAGACGCCGCAAGTTGCTGGTGTCCATGGACGAAAGAGACAGTGCGACCATCAACTTTCGTGTGGACAACCCCTGGGCCATCTGCTCCCGTCTGGTTCGCCACCGGTTTCCCCTCATCAGCAGGGGATCTTCCCGGCGCAACCGCAGATGCAGTTCCGGCATTGGCAACCACAGTCTTTCTCTGCTGAACTCCGTCAGACCTATCCAATTGTCCTTCCACTCGACCCTTCGCGACGTAGGGCTGCATGCCCCACCTCGAGCGCTTATAATCAACCTCGCTTGGTAAGGGGGAAGCACTGGGCTGTACTGGAAACCCACTGCCTCGGCCTCGACCCCACACAGGTTGACCGCTCCCTTTTGCCACAGCTCCCTTACCGCCCTTGGAACCCTTGGTGTTGCGTGGGCCCTTACCGGCAAATGGGGGTTTAACACTTGACTGGTTATAATCAAGCTGACTTCCACGCTCATCATCACAAGTATTTCTACTTGTGCTAACGGCCTGTACTCCTCCCCGCACTGCAGCCTGTGCCGCACGTACCATTTCGTTGATCTCTTGTCTCGTGGGACCTTGAGATACGTTGGGTCCCGAAGTGGTGGGCGCCACTTCCGGGGCTGGTTGCTGAACGGCCTTTTCAGGCTCGACATCAGGTACGCTATTTCTTGGCGCTTCCGCTCTGGGTTGGCGAACAGCCCGAAGCTTGTTCGGGCCTCCTGCACCGTCACCCCGTCTTGTTTTATCCTTGGGGACGGTTTTCCCCGCCACAAACAATACGGGAGGTAGGGGTTCTGGTGATGCAACTGCCAGTTCTCCCTTTCCTCCCGACGTCGGTTCCTGAGAAACTTCAGGTCCATCACCCTTGCCCGGAGTTTCGTTCCGAGCGCTAGCCAGTTGTTGGGGCTGTGCTTGTACTCCCTCCCGCTGCTCACCAGTTGCAGATCTTCGGTCCACAACTGTTGGATGAACTGTGATGCTTCGGGTGGTGCCATCAAGCATTTCTCCCATTCCAGCTCGTACTGGTGATCTTCCTCGGCAGTGCTCTTTATACTCATGTGGGCTATGCGACTGTGCACGTCGTCCATCACGCGCGCTGCCACTTGACGATGAGCATGCCATTGTTTCGACATTAATTGACATCGAGTGTGTTTTGTTTGTCGT